GGTGTCAGTAAGAAGTTGTTTTATATTATTTTGACGGAGGAGTTTGATTTTTCTGATTATGCTTATTGTAAGTTAGCTCATGAGGTTTTACATATTTGCCAGTTTATTCTGCCGGATATTCTCAATAGGGATAGGGAATATGAATGTGAGGCTTATCTCCATACACACATTATGATGCAATGTCTTAATCAAATCAGAGGAAATGGATAGTCTAGATTCATACTTAGAAAAGTTTATTGAGGATAATGATATTCTTGGCACTGCTTATAATAATTCTTATAGGATTATTTCCGGGGAAGAGGTTGATAGAATTCTTATTGATGACTTTAAGAAAGGATTAGTGTCCCCGTTTGCATTTGATCCTTGGGGAAAACCTTCTAAGGGAATTCTCTCTAAGATGAGGGATTATTTTGAAAGCACTTCTGAGTTTGAGAAATGTGCTGTTCTTCATAAATTGATTAAAGATTAAACTTTTTTTATTTAAACTTTATATTTACTTTTGTTCTATAAAACAATTATGGAACCAGAATTATCAAAAGAAGAAATAGCTAAACGTAGAGAGGAAATTACAGCTTTCTATAATGATGCTATTAAACACCTCAAGATTCAAAAAGAATATGAGGAGTTGTTAAGGGACATTGAAGTGGCAAGAGCCCAAAGGATAGAAACCCAAGTTCAATTATCAAATTTCTATGCTAGTCAAAATCCTGATGATGCCAAGCAAGCTTTTGACGCAGCTAAAGAAGGGTTAGAACCAGACTTACCTAAACGTCCAGAGTAAAAATCTACTTTCTTATCCAACTACTCACTCTTTACAAAGGATTAATTGTAAAGAGTTAGATTGTAAGTTGATAAGTTTTTAATATACAATTATGGCTATAGTAAATAAAGTAGAGCAAAAAGCAAAGGTGGGAATTAATGATGTTATTCAATATCAAATTCTCACCTATTGCTTCTTTAATAAAATTCAAATTGGTACATCAGATCTTAAATGCTTAACAGAATTGGCTAAGGCAGATGATATTGAATTGACTTTATTCTGTGGGGAGATGGTGACTAAAAAGATATTCAAGAGTTCTCAGTCTGCACGTAACTTTATCACTAAAGGTGAACGTAAAGATTTGATTGTAAAGAATGGTATAAATAAAAAAACAATCTCCCTAAATAAAAAGTTGAATGTGCAGACTAAAGGAACTATATTTTTAGATTTTAAAATACTGGGCGTTGAATCCTAAAAAACATAAAGAATTTAAAAAAGGTATTGCTGAACAAGTGGGTGTTCACTCGGATGTTGTAGATAATATTGTTATGTTTTATTATGGGCAACTCAGGAAGTCATTATCTAATTTAGATTTTCCTATAATTGATGTGGCCGGTTTAGGTAGTTTTTATTTAAGGAAAAGTAAATTAAACAGGGCTATTAAAAAAAATAAAGATATCCTAGGGAATCTTGAGAAGAGAACATATACCGGATTTGAAAAACATATTAATGTTAAAGATAAACTTAAAAAGTTTGAAGAAACATTGGTTATTGTAGAACAAATGGAACAAGATAAAAAGGATTTTAAAGCAAAGAAAAATGCAACCAAAGAAACTAATTAATGCCCTAAAAAATATTGACCAGGTTGTTGAAGGTGTTAAGAACAGTATCTTCAAGACTGAACATGTAGAACTCATTGCCAATGAGAGATGGAAGAAATGTAAAGGTTGTGAACTTGTTGACCTTGATGGTAAAAATTGTGCAGCACCCGGCACCCAACCATGTTGTGGAGAATGTGGTTGCAGTTTGGGATTTAAACTAAGGGCTTTATCAGCATCTTGCCCACATCCAGAGGGCCCAAAATGGGATGCTGTAATGACTGAAGATGAAGAAGATAAATTTAATAGCCATGGAGAATAAATACTATACACCGGAAATAGAAGATTTAAGGGTTGGGTATGAATGTGAGTGGAATACCCATGCTGATCCAATACAAGTTGATGGATATACTAGATGGATGCCCCATACAATAACTGTAGAAACTTTAGAAAATTATGGGTTGGGGTGCATGAGAAAAAACATGAAACATTTCAGAACCCCATATCTAACTAAAGAACAAATGGAAGCTGAGGGGTGGAACTATAGTGCAGTAGATGACCATTATAAATCTAGTAAAAATTCTTGCGGAACATACAGAATAAAACAACTGTCTGACAATAAACTTAGTATTCAATTTGTACCCTGTACTTCTCTATCAAAAGAAAAGTCTGGTAATTATGAAGAAAACAGGCAACAAATGGTTGTTGAGTGTAAATCCATTAACGAACTAAGAACTATACAAAAATTATTAAACATAAAATAATTATGACACATGATGATCTTATAAGAAAAACTAAAAACGCACATCTTCCAATACAAAATGATATACTAGATGACCAAGAGTTATTTAAGATACAAGGATCTGTTAAGCCAAATTTAAAAACTTTTAAGTTTAAATTATTTAATAGATTATTTGTATTTGAAACATATACTATTAGAGAAATACACAGAATTACAGAACCTGTTGATTATTGTGAATCTGGTTTAATAGTTAAGGATATTTGTGATTTTGTATCAGGTGCCCCAGAAAAAGCTCTTAATAATAAACTTTACATGGAAAATGCAAATAATATCAATGATCAATTTACAGAAAACATAATTAATCTTCAACAAAATGGCAATAAGCTTTGAAGAAATAGGACATGAATATACAAGCAATGATGGTGAGAACATAAACTGGCTCAGTGTCACAGCTTTTATTGCTAAGTTTAAAGGCAAGTTTGATGCTTTAGCACAAGCTAAAAAATCATCAAAAAACAAATATTCTAAGTGGTACAAAATGGATCCTTTACAGATAGTTGCTATATGGGAAGCTGAAACTACACGAGCTATTACATTAGGTAATTGGTATCATGGTCAGAGAGAAAAGGATATCTTGGATTTCCAGACTATTGAACGTAATGGTGTGGTTATTCCCATCATCAAACCTATAAATAAGAATGGTGTTAAGTTGGCCCCGGATCAAAAACTAAAAGATGGCATGTATCCTGAACACATGGTGTATTTAAAATCTTTGGGGTTATGTGGGCAATCAGACCTTGTAGAGATTGTAAATGGTACAGTTAATATTACAGATTATAAAACTAACAAAGAAATTAGGCACACTGGTTATACTAACTGGGAAGGAATTACTTCCAAGATGTATAATCCTATAAGTCATTTGGATGATTGTCATATCAACCATTATAACCTGCAATTGAGTATTTATGCTTACATTATTAAAAAGCATAACCCTCAGTTAAATATAGGAAAGTTGACAATACAGCATGTTACCTTCAAGGAAACGGGTAAAGATGAAAACGGATATCCTTTAACTGAAATGAAAAATGGAGAACCAGTTATTGATGAGATTAAAATGTATGATCTACCTTATTTAAAAGATGAGGTTATTAGTTTAGTAATGTGGTTAAAAGATAACTTATGCTAATAAAATTATTTGATATACAAAATGGAAAGGTGATTCCTACGGAACATTGCTATGTTTTAAAATTCTTAAAAGAAATAATGGAAAAATATCCAGATAGTTATATGTCTGTATATCAATATATATTTTATATGACATGTCCTAACCCTGATTTAAATCCTTTCTTTAATACACCTGAAATAGATAAAGAAGACATAATTATACAAGAAGTGCAGTTAAAAGAATCTCCAGAAGATCCTGAGATTATTAATGCTTTAGAAATGTGTGCAGCTTTATATGAAACACCATCATCTAGGGCTTATAGGGGAATAAAATCAATGCTTGACCGGTTAGCTAAATATATGGAAAAAACACCTATAGAGCATGGACGGGATGGTAATATAAATTCATTAGTGAATGCTGCTGCTAAATTTGAACAAATAAGATCTTCTTATAAAGGAGCTTATAATGATATGATGCAAGAACAACAAAGCATTGTCCGTGGAGGACAAGGATTAGCATATGACCAATAACAAAATTATGGAATCAATAAAACAAATCGTCATCCCTACAGGGAGAAAAGTATTAATCAAAAGAGCTTCGGCCCCCACTCATTTTCCAGGTACAACACTTATAATTCCAGATTCTGTTAAAAAACAAGAATTTAAAGGAACAGTAGTTGCAGTTGGAAGTCAAGAACAAGAAATTAAAGTTGGAGATTTTGTCCAATATGCTGACTATGCTGTACCTACTTCTATGGAGCATAACGGTGAACCTCATCTTCTAATAAATGCAGCAGATGTTTTTGCAATAATTAGAACTGTATAATGTTTATAACTATTCCGGCTTATAATAAACAAACTGATCTATGGTCTAATGTTGATTTTAAAACAAGATCTGATTTTTACACGTTTATTCTTTCTATATTTAAAGAGCCGGGACAGTATGCATTTAATGAAACATCCCTTCTATTTAATACGGAAGCTAAAAAATTTAATGAACAAGGCTTTTATTGTGCAAGCCCATTCAAATCTCAAGATTTTAGAGCATACTGGGATGACCAAAAAATTAAGTGCCGTAATGGAGTAATTTTTATTGATGGTTCTCAGACTTGGTATTTAACCCGTGATTATTACATGTGGTTAAACTTTCTTCCAATCTTTGATAAGGAAGAAAAACTATATGGATTTGCCAAAGTCCGGGATGCTCAGTATCATATGGCTTTATATGAATTACTGGCTGAACTGGATTATAAACATTGTGCTATTCTTAAAAAGAGACAGATTGCTTCTTCATATTTTCATATGGGGAAAATTATAAATCAATATTACTTTGAAGAGGGTTCTGTTTGTAAAATAGGAGCTTCTTTAAAAGATTATATTGATGATAAAGGTTCATGGAAATTTTTAGATGATTACAAGAATTTTTTAAATGAACACACAGCTTGGTATAGACCTAGTAATCCTGATAAAGTATTATTGTGGCAACAACAGATTGAGGTTACTTTAAATAACAGGAAAACATCTAGAGGATTAAAATCTAAAATACAGGGGGCATCATTTGAAAAAAAGGCAACAAGTGGAGTAGGAGGACCAACAACTATTTTCTTTCATGAGGAAGCCGGGATTGCCCCCAGGATGATGGAAACTTATGAGTATTTACGTCCTGCTATGTCATCAGGTATGGTGACTACAGGGATATTTATAGCAGCAGGTTCTGTTGGGGATTTAAC